TCTTTTGTCTAGTACCTAATAATAAATCGTCATTCTGAATATCATCAAGTGCTTTACCAGAGAATATACTAGCAATAATCTTTTCAATAACACCCATCTTTTTAAGTTTAGCCGCATTGCTAATCCATATTGGCATATAGAATTTCCAACTCAATACATCAATCGGATTACCTGTACCTTGTGGAATACTACGACTACTGAATGTTAAACCATCTTGATAAACAACACTTAAACTAGTCCAATCAATAAAGTTATCAGTACTTTGTATCTCTAATGAAGGATTGAATAATGTACCTAATTGTTCAATCAATTGTAATTTTTGATTATAGTTAGTTGTCCAAAAATCTACACTCATGCGTAATGTATAGGGTACTGGCATTAATCTTTCTACAGTAAATGCTTGTCCTTGTACAGTCTCATATTGTTGTGTTTCTGCATTATAACTACGTTGACGAACTTGAATTTTATCAATAAAGGTAGGATCTTGTGTTCGTCTTTGATCATATTCTAGACCAGTAATATAATAAGTAATCAACGGAGCACTAGGTAAATTACTAGCACTATTGTTAGCAATGATAGTACTTGCTTGACGACTACTATCACCGTACATAACTGGTACACGAACTAATATTTCATTACCATTAGGATCCTTACCTTTAGTAACATACCAATTACTAAAGATTTTCCCAAATTGAATTAGGAATCTGCGGACCTGATTATCATAAAAAAATTGTGCCATTTATTAAATTACCGGTGGAATTGAGTCTGGGGCTATTGTCAAAATAGTTGACAGAGCTTGTTTCTGTGGAATCTCTGTTCCACTAGTTGTTACTGTAACGTTACTGTTATTTATGAAGCTTGATTGTTGTGACAAATCTTGTTCAGTAAATCCTGTTTGTGTTCTTACGTTCTTAGATATACGAACCCATAATCTTCCGTCCCAACGATAGAGAATTTGCGGTAGATAATCTGTACGTAAGAAATACGCACCGACTTGAGGATTTTGTGGGAAACTAATACCTGCTCCTGTTGGGAATCCATTTGGTGCTTCACCTGTACCATCTAAGTAACCAGTAGTGTATCCAAAACTTCTTGGACTACTACGTGCAATAAATTGGAATCTAGGATCAGCGTCAGCACGATAATCCATAGTATTTGGACCATATGGTTCTGTGCCTGTAAAATTAGGTGCTACAGGATTTTGATCTGCAAACGCATATGTATTATCAGATGTACCATAAGGCCCGGTTATAGGTCCTGTAGGTAAAGCAGTTAACACTATTTCATTTTCAACAGGTCCTGAACCATTGCCTATAAGAGTTGGCGCAATTGATGATATCTCTAAGTTTATTTGTCTAGCAACTTGTAATGGATCCACTAACGTATCTACCGTCATATCCCAAATACTTTTTACAGTTGCTTTTGAAATACGTAATACAGGACTTGCATTTTTGTACATTGGACTACGTACTATTGAAACTACTCCGGTCGCTACTTCAGGTGCACCGTTATTATTTGCAAGAATGTTTATAGGAGGAGCCGGTTGATTATATTTACCTGATAATTCTGTATTAGTTTCATATTCACCATATGTAGGTACAATATATAAATTATTTCTGTCATATCCTGCTTTAGGAACTAATCTACTTGCTTCATCTAATATAGCATTATTGATTTGTAAATTCTTATTATATGTAGCAAGAATATCTTTGAGATTTTGATTAGGATCAAGTTCCCAGAAAATGTCATTTGGAGGCACTATACCAATTGGTACTTCTTGTTTAGATAGATAATTCTTATCACCAAATGTAATTACATAACCAGCTGGATATACTTTAGTAGCATCCCATAATCCAAGATAATTATCCTGATCAATCGGTTCAGCTAATATCTGACTAAATTCTTCACTATCAACTAATGGTTCACATTTAATACGCCATAAATGCGGATACCAAGTAGGACTAAATCCTTCACTAGCAAAATTACCATCTGTTATTTGATAAAATCTTTTTAATGCTACCGGGATAGTTTCTTTTAATGGATTATAATCTAATAAATGAGGTAATTCTAATACATCACCAACCATTAACTTACGACCAATTAAATCAATCATATCATTATAATGAATAGTAATAAAGATAATGTCGTTATTTAAAAATAAACCAAATTGACTTAAATCAAAATCTAGATTCTGTACATTATAATGACCACGTAATCTATAAATGTTCGGATCATATGTTCTATCTCTATTCTCTAAAAATAGTAAATCTTGTATATTAGTAGGATCCAATGAGTCATATTCAGGTTGTGTATAATCAATACTAGGTCCTTGATTAGTTGGACCCAAATATTTATGAATATATAAATCAGTGGCACCAACAGTAAACATCTCTGATATTGTTCTATCAAAGAAACGATAATCGTTTGATTTTGTCGGGTGATATAATGATAATCTAGGCATATCTATTATTTATCGTTTATATGTCATCCGTTAAATAGCTGTAGAAATGGGTTAATTTCAAGGTTGACAACAAATGGACAATCTGCTATAATACACAAATGCGCTATAAATCTAGGAGAACTTAATGGCAACACGTAAACCCGCAAAGAAAATCATTAAAGCTAGTGATTATTCACAGGTTAAGACACTTAACCCCAGAGACCCGGACACTGAATATTTAGGCCCTGAACCTATGTTTGCCGTACAACCTGATCCAGATAGACGCCGAGTTGCACTTATGCGTAGTTTCACATGGTATGGTCGTTTCTATGGTAAAAAAGATGCTAAAGAATTCTTAGCACAATACTTAGACCTACGTGAACGATCACAAGAGGCTAAAATCATGCGTAAGGTTGATGAGAAAGAATGTATCAATACACTATGCTGGTTGGCACGTATGGAGTTACGTGGTCTAGAACTATCTGAAACAGAATCAGATACATTACAAAATGAAATTAAACGTTTATTAGAATCAGTACATAAGCCACAAGTTATTAGTGCAACAGCAACCGGTGCACCCGAAGTACCGACGAGACCTAACATTCAGGATATCTTAAAAGATAAAGCACGTGAAGCCGGTGGTGAACTTGAAGGATTGTTTGATGAATACATTACATCAGGTGCTGGCTCTAAACATACATTACGACCAATTGATGAAGTGGCTAAAAAGAATGTAATGCCACAACATATCAGTTTGTTAACCGATGTGTGGAAAAAGAAACTGAATGAAATTGAAGAAGTATTAAAAGGTACAGATGCACAACTAGTGCAGGGTTATCAACATTTAACTAAAACACAACTTAAAAATGTTGTAAAGTTTATTGAGTTAGTTATTAGTGATTTGAATAGTTACATTAGTGTTAAGAAAGCCGCAAAAGCTCCTAGGGCACGTAAGGCAGTACCAGTAGAGAAACAAGTAGCAAAACTTAAGTATCTTAAAACATTCAAAGATACTGCAAGTAAACTTGATTTAGTAAGTATTAGTCCTATCAAACTTCATGGTGCAAGTGAAGCTTGGGTATATGATACTGCAAAACGTAAGCTACATCATTATATTGCTGATGAATATAGCAAAACATTTACAGTTAAAGGTAGCACTTTGTTAGGGTTTGATACAGCACAAAGTGAAGTTAAAACCCTGCGTAAGCCGGGAGAACAGATTAAAGAAGTTATGGGTAGCAAGCCAGCCGCACGTAAATACTTTAAAGATATTAAAGCAGTTAGCACAACACCTAATGGTCGCTTTAATGAACATATGATTATTTTGAAAGCATTTTAAGGAGAATATTATGGAAATAAAAGAATTTACAGTTAAAGATAATGAAGCTTTTAGATTGCGGGTAAAGCAATGGAAAGCTATTAATCCTAGTGACCTCTATGCAGTTGAGTTTATTCAGGAAACTAAAGATAAAAAAGGTGATGTTGACATGAGTTCAACTTACAGTTTTTACATGAGTGAGTCTGAACTAGAATCATTAGCATCAGGTCTATACAGCTTGATTGGAAAATAATGTCACAAAACATTGATTTAAACAAATACAAAGATTTTGTAGAAGCTGTAACAAGCAAAGCAAGCAATGATTTAACTACGTTTATGGATCGTTGTGATGAGCTTGATAGTAATTACATTGGTGATGGAGTACATGGTCCTGATATCAATGTCCCGTTGTTACTAACAGCTTGTTTAGGATTAGCGGCTGAAGGTGGCGAATTTATTGAAGTGCCCAAGAAGATGTTTTTTCAAGGTAAACCATTAACAGAAGCAGAAGTGTTTCATTTGAAACGTGAGTTAGGTGATGTTATGTGGTATTGGATTAATGCTTGTCGGGCATTGAATCTTGACCCGAATGAAGTTATTGCCGAGAATGTTCGTAAGTTGGAAAGTAGATATCCCGGTGGCAGTTTTGATGCGTTTTATAGTGAGAATCGCAAAGAGGGTGATATCTGATAAATATGTTAAAGGATAACATATTATGGATATTGGACAAGGAATAACATTTGGTGCAGGTGTAAGTGTAACAAGACAACCTCCTTCGTATCTTGCATACGCTATATTTGGATATGGGACTACTGTGTCAGTAACTGCAATAACAAATTTGGTATCAAATACAGGTACTGTTGCTAATGATACTACTGGTGTCGGTACTGCTAGACGAGCATTAGCTGCCGCAGGTTACGGTACTGATAAAGCTATATTTGGATATGGAGCCAATAATAGTGGCTCTTTATCAATGACAAATTTAGTATCAAATGCAGGTGTAGTTGCTACTGATACAACAGGTGTAGGTACTGCTAGAAGTTCATTAGCAGCCGCAGGTTACGGAACGGATAAAGCTATTTTTGGATTCGGGGGTGGATCAGTATCGGGAATCAATAATTTAGTTAGTAACACTGGTGTAGTCGGTAATGATAATA